ATTTACCATTCTCGGCAGTCTTGAAATATTCAATGAGAAACTTAGATCCATAGGTTCCAAGAGTTGCTTCTTGTGCCGCAGTTAACTTTCCTGTCCCTTTATCAGCCGCTGACTTAGCCGGTGTTGGCGTAGGAGTTGCACCTGACTTAGTAGGAGTAGGTGTTCCTGCAGAAGTTACCTTTGGCTTTACACCAGCCTTAGCTTCATCGGCTGTAGCAGCCGTTGCTGCAGTTGCAGGAGTAGCTCCTGCTGTAGCAGTTGACCCTTGCTTTGGAACAACAGGTGTTGTTATATTTATATCAGGGGCAGTAGCCGGCGGCTTGGTTGCTCTTGGAATTAAATTACCTTTTCCATCAACATCATATTTTCCAGCAGAAAGATCCATTGACTCTTTAACAAGTCTTTGCTGTTCGGTAATGGATGAGTTGTAACGAGTTACGAATGTTTTAAGATCTCTAAGTTGTGCTGGAGTAGCCTTGCCACCTTGATCGGTGACTGAACGGCTAATCATTTTGATTCGCATCAAATCTTCTTGAATTGATGTTTCCATGTTATTTGCTCTAAAAGATGCAGACTCTGCCATGGTTTTGATACGAAGTTCTAAAGCATTTGAAGCCTTAGCCTTAGCCGCTGCAGCTTTAGCAGCATCACGAGCCGCAGCATTAGTTGCTGCTGTTTTAGCAGCATCCGCAAGAAGTTTAGTAATATCAATGGTGCCTACTGTTTCAGCCATTATTGACCAGCCGCCAATCTAGCGATGATGTCGCCATACCCGTTGAGTTGGTTGTTAACGGCTTCTGGTAGAAGCTTTTCATCTTGCATAATACTTTGTTCAATAACTTCACCTTTGCCAGCCATATCTAATCCACCAGTTGTTCTGGTTGAGTATGTATTGCCAGTCTGTGTTGTAGTTGAGATAGAAGGACTTGCTTGTTCTGCTTGAGTCAAGGCTGCACGAAGACGATTCTTTTCACCCTCTGACATATCACGACCAAGCAATGCACGACCTGCTGTATCAATAATTGCATTAGCAGTCTTTGGATCAGAGAAGTTAACTGACTTCTGCACTTGTGGGCCACCACCCATTTTGCCACCTTGTTGATATACCTGAGTCATTTCTTCCCATGTATATCCACCGGCAGAGTTAGCTTCTTTAAGTAGATCAGCAAACGCTGCAGTATCTGCACTACTCCAGAATGAAGTCTGGAACTCATTCTTGTTGGCATAGAGACCTGATTGCAACATCAAAGTCTTAATGTAGTTTTGATCATTAGGTGTCTTAAACTTTTCGTTTCTAATTGCCAGAACTTCTGCAGGTGTGCCATTGTAAAGGGCTGTAAAGAAACCACCACTAGGAGTTATTTTTTTACCATTTGCATCTATGGATGCTTGACCTGGACGAAATACTGATGTGTTCTTTAAGGGGTAGTTAGTCTCCCTCGTAGAAGAAGCACCAGCTACGGGTGCAATAATCTCATTTTCTGCCATTAGTTATTCCCTGTCTCGGTGGCGAATACACGCCAATACATAACGCTGAATGATGGATACTGAGCAATAATCTTATAGGCTGATTCATCTAGCCACTCTGCAACATTGCTTACTGATTTAGAGGTTAAAGTCTTAAACCCTGCGGCTGCTGCAGAATCCATTGCTGCCTTGCGATATTGCAAGAACTCAGCAAGGCCTTTACCTGATTCAGTTTCAGCAAACTTAGGTTCTTTAACTGCTTGCTCTAACTCTTTAACTAGAGTCTCACGAGGAACACCTGCGGAACGGAAGTCTGGTTGTCCACCAAAGTCATCATCCAATGCAGCTTTACGAGTCATATAGATCTCATGGGCCATCTTTGGATCTTCACCATCACGAACGGCAATAGCTTCGTCAGATTGCAACTTAGCTTTACGGGCTGTGTATACATAACGAGCCGCTTCCATTTGCATTTCTGCTGGAGTCAACTTGAAACGCTTACCTGATTGTGCTTGCCACTTTGCAAACTCTTGTGAGTATTGTCCACCGGGGAAGAAGAGGGCAAACGCATTTGCATACTTAGTAGCATCTGCACGGTTGTTTGTGTAGAACTTCCAAGCTTCATCAGTAGGCTGGATACCACCACGGGTTCCAGATACCAATGAGAAGAGTGCTGCATCTCCATACTTATCTGCCCACTTAGCAACTGACAACGCATAGTTGTCTGGGTTGTTGGCACGGATCTGTAAGAAGTCATTGACCATCAAAGCCTGAACATGAAGCTCGCCATTCTTATCCTTAGCAAGGATCTGAGGTGCAATAGCACCGGGAGCGATGTTGGCTGTAATACCTCGCCATAGGGCAAGGACTCGGTTCAACTTAGTAGCATCATCTAGAAGCTTTTCAGTCTGGGTATTGTCCAATGGGAACTCACCATACTTACCAGTAGTGGCAAGGTAAGTCATTATCGGACGAAGAGTAGAAAGGTTCTTAGCCTCGTAATTATCCAGTCCTAGACCGAATAGAAGGCGTTGGGCCCATGCTGGGGTGAATGTCTCAACGATGCCTTGGGCTCCCGGCTCTGGGGCTCCAAAGGGGTATATGACATCTCGTAGTTGGTCTGCTATCCAGCCATTCTGATTCTGGACAAGCTTGCCCAAAGAGAGCTGAATTGCAGGGCCGACTCCCGGTAACAATTCGTTACTAAAGGCCATGTTCAAAGATGGAATAGAAAGCGATGTAGGCATACCCGGAACTTTCTCACCAGAGGTGAGGGAAAGCATGCCACCAAGAATGTCACCAGCCAATGGGATAATCATGCGAGGATCGCCATAGGTTGGATCTTTGTATATAAATCCTTGGCTTGGATCATTCCAGTTGGAGTTAGTCCATTCGTAAATTACGCCAGTCTCAGGATGTGTAAGGAACTCAAAAGCATTTGCTGCTTTGTAGACACGAGCCTTACCCTGTAGACGGAATGTGTTAGCCACATCCTTTGTAATCAACTTAGACCATACACCTATTGTGTTTGCCCATGCTGAGATAAATGGTGCTACTAAACGGAAAGCTGCTGCATATTGCTTCTGTCTTGTTGCATCATAAAATAGTTTCTGGATCTCATCGGCTGCTAACTTCTGGCCGTATTCATCCATCTCTTTAAGTCCAATGCCACGGTCATCAAGTGTCTTGATTCCTTCACGCATACGAACTAATGCTGGGTTAGGAAATGATGCTGGCTTACCAAAGAAGGTAGTGCCACGAAGTTCTTTTTCGGCTTGAGCCAATGCTGTTTCAGCATCAGTCTTATTCATAAGGTTAATGTTCTCAGCAATTTTCTTCCAGTATTGCTGACGATACTCAGGCCCTAGAGACATACGCTTTTCAACAGATGCTGAGTAACGGAAGAAGGCAGATGCTGCCTTATCCCAAGTTCCCTTAAGGATTGCTGCTTGAGCAAAATCTTCTGCTGGCAAACGAAGTTGGCCGATAACTCGGCTTACATCTTCTGTGCTGCGATACTCATTAAGGATACGACCTAGCCATACATCCTTAGCAGTCTTACCTGCTGGATCATAACCAAGTTTACCTGTGAGTCTTTCACCCTTTGCACTAACCATTGGGCGACCGGCAATGTATGCACGGATCTCTGGACGGCCTACTGATATTTCGTCAATAGCTTTACCTGCTGTGTCTAAGTAGAATCGAATAGCTTGCTTAGCAACTACTGGATCTGTTGACATTAAAACACCACGGCTAGTCTCATCGACCTTAGCAATCTGTTCGATAAGTTCTTTGCCACGCTTTGTTTCCATTAAGAAATCTGTAACTATATCTAGATAGTTATCAGCAAGAGTTAAACCCTGTGCTTTCTTAAGTTCAATAAATGCTTTTGCTTCTGGGAATGTAGGCTTAAATACACCATTGATTGCAGTTCCACCCTCAAGTCCACCAGCAACTAAACGACTGATCTGTGACTCACGGTTGATAAGAATTGCAGATGCCCATGCACGGCTGAACTGGCGTTCAGTTGATTCAACAAAACGCATACCAGTAGGCAATAGACCGGAACGAGATCCGGCACCAACACCTCTACCAATTTGACGATTCATTATGCTTGCATACTTGTCTGCATCGGCAAGTGCTGCACCTCTGAAACCTGCTGAGTCTGACTGCTCAACCAATTCCCGGAATGATGTTCCAAAGATATTATTATCAAATCTTGAGAAATTAGTTAAATACTTACGAGCTGCAGAACCTTCTGGGTTTGCCATCATAGTTGCAATGAATTGCAATGGGTGTGAAAATAATGTTGATGATCCTGCTAGGAACGAACGAACCTGCATATCAAGGATATTTCTTTGGATATAAGAGATTCGACCCACGAGGACTGTCTGTTTGAAGAACGAGTCAAGTGCTTCAGTTGTGAAAGCTCTGAATTGTTGGACTGACTCAGATTTCGAAAGTATGTTTCTAGCGGATCCGGTAAGTTGCCGCATTGCGTTAGTGTCCGGCCACTTGATAAAATTTGTAAGTTGAGAGTCAAGGAATGGATCCAAGGTAGAGAAAGTAAGTTTTTTACCATCGATAACCATTTCCGCTGTAGTCTCGCCATCACGAATTGCGTTGGCAAGGAAGTTACGATGCATCTGTTGTTCACGCTTGAATACACGAGCTGCATCCTGAAGTAGACGGCCTTGCTCTTCATTAAGCTTAGGCAACTGCTCTTTGACGATACCTTGGATGGTATCGATAAAAATATTAAATCGTTCTGATGATGTTGTTGAGTCCATCATCTTTCTTGTCATCTCGACACGAAGCTTCTCAGATCCACCAAGGAACGGAATGTTATCGTTCAACTGCTTGGTTAGTTTATCTACATCATCAAGATGTAGTAGACCCTGCTCTGGAGCAAAGCGAGTAAGTTGAGCAAGTCGCTTGTCGTTACGCAGTAAATCTACAGCCTTCTCAAGTGGTCGAGATGTATAGAAGTTGTTAATCAACCCCCATGTAACACCAAGTTCACGAGGTTCATATACACCCGGGTTGTGTGTGATTGCACGACCTGCTTGTGCAGCAAGAGTAATCTTAGTTCCACGGGTAATATCAAGTCCTACTTCACCGGCAAGTATTCCAAGAACTTCCATCTCTGTCTTAGCAGATGCAAGAAGCTTGGCTGTATTAACGGTGATGTCACCATTCATTGCTCGCCATAGTTCGTAGTATTGCTTGTCGTCATAATGGTTAGCAATGAATCTTGCTACATTTGAACCAAGCTTGCCAAACATAGCATCAGATGCTGCTTGGAAATTAAGTATGCTCTTGCCATCGATAGTGGTTAAACCAAAGAGTGCTTCTGTTGCTACCTGACGGCGACCACGAGCTTCTTCGAGAAGAGCCTTGGCTTCTGCCTGAGTCTTAGCATGATCCTTGACGAACTGAAGGTTAGATTGATACACGGCATCTACACGATCAAACTCAGCTTTAACCGCTGCTTGAGTCTTGCCCTTCTCGGCTAACTCTTTATCAATCTGTGCAATTCTTTCACGAGCAGTTAACTTAGGAGCTAACGCTGTCTTTGAAAGATTTTCTACTTGCTGATCTATTGCACCGACTGTTGTCTCTGCTTGAATACCAACATCACGAATATCTGGCGAAGCAATCGCTGGCTCACCACGCTTAGCAAACTCTGCCACGAGAGACACCAAGATTTTCAAATCCTTGGAATCCAAGCTTCTCATATGATGCATAAAGACTATCTACAAGTCCAGCCTTTTGAGCTGCTGCTACAAGTTCAGCGTGTGTTGCACCAGCAACATCAATCTCATCAACGACTGATTGAATCAAATCATCTGATGCACCTGCTGCTGTTGCTTCATCAATAAACTTAGAACCTAATTCATTGCCAAGGCGAGTAGCCTGTGGTGAATCTCCAGCCTTAACAAATCCAGTCCATCGAATAAGTTGTGGCTTTTGCTTTGCTGCTACACGGACTACAAGTTCTTCACCATTACGCAAACCAAGTGTTGCTGGACGATCACCCTTTTTAAGTCCTGCTTCTGCAACTGTGTGAATAAGTCCGGGAGCTAACTGCTCTTGATCTGCAAGTCTAGCTGCATCTTGAACGATGTTGTCATATGCAGGTGCTGCATCAAGGATGCCTTGCACTTCTGCTGCACGAGTAGAACTATTAAGTTCCAATCGGTATTGCATGAAAGTTTCTTCTGCTCGCTTCTCACCTGTGAGACGAGCTGCTTCAGTATCGCCACGCTTAAGATCTGTTAAGTAAGTGCTACGGCGTTGATAGAGTTCACCGAATTCAGCATCCATTTGATCTGCTGATGACTTAGCACTATAAAGAAGATCAGAGATTCTTTCCATCTCTGGCATCATCTCTTCTACATCTTGTGCATGCTTAAGGATGTCACCTTCAAGCATGTCTATATTGCCAGATGCAATACGCTGTTCAGCACGATACTTTGTGATGTCTTCTGCTACATCTTCAAACTCACGCCTTACAGCCTTAAGTGGTGCAGCCTTTGCTTCGGCTGCTCTCGCTGCTGCCTTTGGGCCAATACGAAGAGTTGCACTAAGCTTGCCACCTTCACGGCCTAACTTAATAAGACCAACACCCGGAACATAGGTTAATGGGTCTGCTGCTAAGTTAAGAACAAAGCCTGATATTGCTTGAAATGTTCTAGCTGCTTTTGTATCTGGATCTTCAAAAAGTGTCTGTGTAAGTCCAGATGCATATGTCCATGGGACATTGCCCTTCATCTTTGGGCCGCCAGCAATCTGAGACTTAAGAAGAGCCTTACCTACTGCAGAGTTACGATCTACTCCAAGGAACCCAGTTCCTACATCGAACTTACCTGTAGTAACTAATGACTTTAATGCCTGACCTGATTGTGTCTCGTCAAATGTATTGAATATAGTTGGAACACGACCAGCGGCAACCTGACGGAAAGATGCTTCAAGCAACTCGAATGGAGTTGTAAGTGCCATGAACGCAGTTCGAGTAAGAGGTGCAAGGAAATCTGCAGGTGAACCTTTAGTGGTTTTACCTTGTTCCTTGATCTTAGCCGCTGCTTGAATAGCAGCATTGCGTTGTGTATCTAAGTAAGACTGTGCATCCAATGTAGCTGCTGCATTAGCAGTAGGGCCGTAAGGTGTAGCACCGGCTTTAGCGAGTGCTACGACTGTGCCAGCAGATGCTGTTGGATATGTCTTAGCAAGTGTAGATACCTGCTTAGCAAATTGTGGGTTTAAGTATTTTTCTTCTTGGGCTTTACGCCAAGCATCATACTCTGGTGTTCCAGCTGTGGGAACAGCAAATGGGTTTTCTGCCACTAAGCACGACCCTCTGCTTTAAGTCTTTGTGCAAGACGGTTCGTATCAGGATCAGGGTATCGAGATGCAAGAGCCATGATAAGTCTTGCTGTTTCGTCCTGAGCCTGCGGTGGCATTGGAAGTATTGAAGAACCAACTGGAGAACCCCAGTCAGCACCATCTGTTATATCTCCAGATGTGTTTGGATTTGGTTCATTAAAATTTGTAGTAGGTGCAGATACTCCACCACCCATGTTGCCCATGGATACTGGTGTTCCTTCTGCTGCTGCTAATGGTGCATCTACTTGATTTTGATACATTTCTTTACCTGCTCCGTATTGATCTGCAGGAATTTGCATTGCAGCTTGACGACCTGTGTATCCGTCTGGTGTGGAGTAAATGCCCGGGCCTGAAACCTTAATACCATCAGCCATTCTTTTTCTCCATCTTCTCAATATCTCTCATTAGTTCATTACGCAAGTGAACTTTTTTCGCTTCGTTCACCCGGTGTGAATGTATTACCCACGCCATTGATTCTAAAAAATTTGTGAATGAGTTACCTATGTTAATAAATAAAACTATTGTTGAATAAACAAAGTCAATCTTTTTAGCAGGACGGGCTAATGCAAACTGGTCTTGCTCTTCATCAAAGCAATCTTTACACATAGCCCGTCCTCCCTAAATTACTTAGCTTTCTTTCCGCCTGCTGATGCTGGCTTACCCGGCATACCGAGCTTTTGCATCCCTGCTTTACCCTTTGGGGACTTGTTATCCATTACTGGGCCCTTAACTAGAGCAGGAGCCACAGCACCTTTTTTTGTTCCGAACATATTGTTCTCCTTGTTTGTTAAGCGGCTCCACCTAGAGCAGCCATTAGTTGTGCCATTGCTGGCTGTCCACCACCGGGTTGGCCCTGTGGGGAAATAGAACCTGCAGCCGGGGCCGCTCCCGGAATCCCACTTGGGGATTGCGAAGCACCGGGGGCCATCTCAGTCGCTGCAGGTTGCACCGGAGGTGTAAACGCCTTAGCGATAACACTCTCCAATGATTCACCCTTCTGACGACCTTCGAGGATCATTGCTAACTTAGCAACTGCATCTGATGGATCTCCACCTTGTGATGCGATCATCGGGATCGTTGTAGCAAACTGTGAGATGGCAACACGAAGAGCATCTCTTAACTCTTCCGTATCTACCTTTTGTTCTTCTTGTGTGACATTGATATTGAACGGTAAGTTACGGCGTAGGAAGTCACGAGAGATTAACTTATCCCCACGAAGCTGCAACCCAAAGATTGCTGCACGGTTTGGATCAAGTCCTGCCATGAGTCCGTATTGAACATCTACTGTGTAGTCGCCATTGATGGCTGTAGATGGTGTATATGAAAGTTCGTATGGGGTTCCATCATCGGATCCACGAATCTTCTTCTTGATATTTCCAAAGACTTTCTCATCCATACAGAATGAGATACCAATAAGGTTAATAAAGAATCGAGCAAAGACTGATTGTGCTGCCTTGATCTGTGAATCAAAGCCACCCATAAGGGCTTGAACACCACGGCCAGTAACAATAGATGCATCGATCTGCCCAGTTCGGCCTTCCGGATAGCGAGAACCCATACGGAGTTCACGCTCAAGGGACTGAGATTCAGCAAAAACGCCACCGGGAAGTTCGATTGGAACTCTACGGATTCGTTCTGGTGTGTTAGATCGAAGCAAAGCATCTGGCCCAAGGGTGAATTCTTGGACATCTGGTGGGATAGC